GCCCGTGCGTCCAGCGACCCAACGCAGCACTGTCTCGCGGAACATCCCGATAGATGGGAAGAAGCTTTGAAAGCTTTCCATCAAGATGTTCCACTGCGCGCGTGAATCCCCTCTCGAAGAGGAGATTTCGTAACGCAACAGTCGAGGCAATGCCGTGAGCATCCTTCCGAGAGGAAGGGATCATCGCTCTGACGCGGACAGGAGTTACGTCCACGCCATTGTAATAATCCCCACCACAAGACTCCCTGAACTTACCAGTCCAGAAAGACTTGTTCCGGTTGACCTTCAACCCGAAGGCTTCAAGCAACTGGATCGCGGAATCGACACAATCTACTGGGACGATTATATCATCCCCGTAGACGCGCACCCGACCAACAAATGACTTCAAGTCCTTGGTGGTCAACTGGTGGCTAAGCGTTTTCTCCACAGCCATGAAGGCGATCGTTGTAAAAACGAACTCCTCCATGGGGAAGCATAACGCTGAACCCATCGATGCGAACTTGGCCAGGCGAAGTATGCCATAGCCAGGAACATCAGCTCTACGTGACCTCGTATCATCCACGGCATCATGCAATAAACGCCAAGGAGCCAACAAGGTTCGGACAAGCTGATTGGAGACACGATCAGATGCTTCGCTAAGATCTAGCGTTGCAAGGGAACCATCAATGGAACCCTTCTGAGCCATGAACCGATTAGGTTCTTGATCCAGATCGTTAATGAAAGGACGCAGGTAATCAATCTGCGCAATTTCATCCCTCATCACTTCGAGTAATCCCTGCTGCATATATTGCATGACAGTGGGCTCGATAGCAATAATTCGAGGTGTCTTCAGCGTCTTAGGAACGGATATGACCCTAACAGGCCTCTCCGCTCCAGGTTCGAGGAATTCGACCCCATCGTAGAACTGATTCCAACGATGGTTTGGGAACAACATTTGACTAAAATCAAATGATCGTTCCAGCCGCTCCGGCCACTCGTTTTGCGAGTATTTGGAGTTCGCGCTCAGCCTTTCAGCTGTAGCGCCCGGCCCGTGTCGGGGAAGAACCTCTCCGCAAAAGATGAGTTCATCTAATTCGGTGAACAATTCTTCGTATAACACGCGTCCTATCCTTTGGAAATTAGCGACCAGATCATGGTCTGCCATCCATCGAGAATCGGACAGTCGAACTTCCTGCTCACACTGCACAAACCCGGCAAAAGCCGCATCCACCCGTTCTTGCGAACAGGGAATGTTAATCTTCTGAAACATCAGTGTAAACTGACGAATACAGAAGATGGCCTCTGTAGAGGGGTCAGGCAGTAGCCAACCAGTCTCGCGGTCGAAGATTTGATCAATGAAACCCCCGAGAAATCGAGGGAGACATCCGCTCTTCCTGAAACTAAGGAAGAGAGTGTGATCGACGCACCCACGGTCAAGACCTTTTTGGAGGTCCGCCCCGTAGGTAGGTAGGGTTATCGATAAAAACGATAACCCCTCCTCTTCGACACGAGCCGTGACTGTTTTAAAGTCACGACTGGTGCTTATGTTACATCGATCCTCCATGTCTAGGAGGATCATCTGCGAGAATGCAATCAGGCTTTTCATCCCTGCTCCTTTCGGAGCTGAT